GGGGAATTACCCCCCTTCTTTTTACTTGCTTTAGGTCGCAGTGCCGGTAGAGCGATAACGAATAATTGATAGCGGATCAATTACCGAGGTGCATAAACGTTTTTCGCCGTAGTACGTAATGTAGCCTGGGAGAGTCTGATCGTATTTACGCAACACCATATTAAGACGATCAACAATACCAAAACCGCGCTGCCAATCACCGAAATACATAGGATACAGACTGGTAGTTCCGGCGGATCCGGTTGTGGCTTGTGAAGGATTGCTACAGTATTTATTAACTACAACATCAAACCCAAGCAATTGACCAACAATACCATCAGCGCGAGCCAAGCCATCAACATAAATGGGTCGGCCATTGCTGTCTACCAAACCACGAATTGCTTGAAGTAATACTGGGTTAATCATAAATTTCGTGGTAGGAGTCCAGTATTGTTGTGGCAGACTGTAGATAAAGTTAATAACGTCTTTATACACAATCGCGTTAGCGCCAACGGTATTGACGTTAGAGGTTAACTGGTCATACGTGGCCAATGAATGCAAGCCAGAGGTAGATCCGGTTCCACTCGTGCCGTAGGAAGCAGTAGAGATCGTGCCACCCGCATACGTTGAGTTAGCGCCTGCATATTGATTCAAGCCACGCAGACCAGAAGTTCCACCATAAGTATTTGGCGAATCGGTTTGGTCGTTGTTCAAAACCATTGATTGAGCTTCTGTTTGGCTAAACTCTGCCAACATATCAGAAACCACGTTTTGATCCAAACCGTCGATATCATCAAGAGCTGCCGTACGAATCGGGAATTGCACATTCAAATCTTGTAGGGTTAATTGCCAGATATTCATTGCTTCGGTAGTAGCCGCGCCGTTGTTCTGAATCGCATATCCCCAAGCAGGGCCTGCATTGCCGACCTTAGCGCGGAATTGATATGTTGCGCCTTCGGTTGCATTTTGACGAGCCAAGCCACGTAACGGATTCATTAAACGCAAAGATACAAAAACGGGATCATAAGCTGTGCGTCCACCAATACCTGCACCACCGCCCGTAAGAGTAGATCCAGTTTCTTTCAAATATGCATCGTATTGGCTTTCGTCGGCAAACATTTTTAATTCTGTTTGAACACGAGAATCATTTTTGTAAAAACTTTTTAATTGCTCTTTAACAGAACGATTAACGTCAACGATTACTGATTTTGTTGGAGATTTAATAATGGCAGGTGCCTGCACTTCTGAAATTTTAGCTTCCAAGGCAGTAATCTTTTCCATCATTTCATTTTTTACTGCTTCGGTAGCCTCGGTAATCTTGGCAGCATTACTTGCCTCGATTGAGTCCAGTTTTTCCGTGATTTTATCTAGCATGATTTTCCTCAGATACGTTTATTTAAAATAGCAATTAATTCTCTGGCTTCAAGAGCTTCGAGAACCTGGGCTTCGGTCACCACCGCATCAGGATCACCCTGCTGGGGGGTCTGCTCAATAGTAGGTTTTAAAACATCACGTTCTAAAATCATTTTCTTGAACAATCCAGATGCAGTGGTCGCATCTTTTTTCGAAACTCCTGCATCACGCAAGATTTTCTCAATTATTCGTGGGTTTGGTTTTCCGTCCGCATCAAAGCATTCTAGTTTTTGAATTTCAGCTTGCGGATTGTTTGGATACATAACAACCGACACTTCTCTAAGCCCGCCTTTAGTAATCTGAAAAAACCCTTCATCGCCATCATCATCGGGTTCCATATCATTACCATCTGCATCAACCATTTTGGCTTCATCTGCGTATGCTCCAACAGAAACTCCCCCAAACATTTTGGGGGATTCTTTGAGTACGGAATATAGGTCGGATCCCGCTACCGTGTTCATATATATTTTGCCGGTAGCATTCATGCCTTCGTCAGTGAATTCAAATTTATTCCATTCACCAACAGGCATACCCATATCGTTGTGATTTAAAAACATCGGAAGAGGTTTATCTCCTTTTGAAAATTCATCCGCCCATTGAGCAAAACCTTCGGGTTGATAATTAAATTTTCTGCCATCAGCCCCTTCACGCGCACCCCACGAAGTTACTTTAGCTTCAATCATGCCGGAAGGATTTACACTTTCATCCGCGTCAACACCGAGCTTTACTTGAGCTTCGCAGATTAGAGTCAGATTTTTCATTAATTGCCCCAAATTTAACGGATTGATTATTGTCTTTTATTTTGGTTGGTTTAACTCGCTTTTTTGGCACAGGAGTTTTTTTTACCTGCGCTGCGAGAACCGCTAAATATATGGGTTTCATGTAGTCCCTATATTCATCTTGCGAACCTGATTACCGCCACCCCCGCCGGTATCTTGGGGAGACTGGCCTTTCATGGGATCCGCTTTTGTATCTTGCTTTAATTCATCAGCACTAGCATTTGAGATTTTCTCGATATTTAAATATTCCCGAGCTTCATTTGGGGTAATAATACCAGAATTGATACCTTGCACAACAAAATTCATTTGGTCAAGTGCCGCGCCCTTTAAGAAATCCTTGGTATCAAACCGAACGCACAAATTAGGATAGCCCTTTAACAAATGCTGTTTTAGCTTTTGTTCTAGGCTAATAACCATCGGATACATTGTAGTTTTGTAAAATTCATCGAGCTGGGTTTGGGTATTATTATATCGGTGTTCGCCAAAACCTAACATCGAACTGGGTATCCCAAACAACCCACAGATCCGCGACATGGTTTGCGTCTTTAACTTTGCACAATCAGCATCTTGCAAAGTCAGCATGTTAATCGGGGTATATTTCATGCCCTGATCAAGTAACATGCCTTGACCTGGCTTGGATGGATCCGAATTGCGCGAGCCGGTCATCGCCGTCCATGCTTCTTTAAGTCTCGATGACACTTCTTTATACTTAGCATCAGGAATAACCGCATCGGTAGTAAAAATACCCGATGGTTTAGCGCCATTTTGCATCACAAAATTTGCGTAAAGGTCGATATCCTGATCGAGCGCGACCAGTTCCGCAGCCAAGATACCTTTGTTAAAACCGCTAGATCCCTGCCACGCAGCCTCTTTAACATGCATCACTTGATGAGCCGGTAACGGTTGATCTTTGGAAAACCCATAAGACGGAGTTGATAATCGGTAGGACGGATATCGGGTTGGAGTGAGAATAACTGTGATTAATGTCGAATCTAAGTTATACATCTCAATCGGGGTTTGATTGGGGTCGGTTTGATCTTTACGCCACCAGAGTGTAAATGATTCGCCCGTGAGATCCTGCCACATGCACCATTGATACCAAAATTCGTATTGAGATTGAAAGTTGTTGGGTTGCGTCAACAGTGTAGTTAATTGTTTGGCTTTGGCCTTATCCCTGCTGCCTACTTTATCAGACTTTAACGCGTCGACAAAAGTGCCATCATCAAGTTTATACATTACGCACACAGGTAATTGACTCAGAGTGCGAGCTTTTATGCCCACGCAAGCCATTACAGTGCTGTTGCGGCTTAGTAACGATATATCTACCGGTCTACCTGCAACAGTCGTGGATCCGGTCGTTACATACAGTAATTGCGAGTATTTAGACGCGGCATTGCCCGATGCAAGAACAACCTGGTTACCGAGTTGTTGTTGCCCGAGCATCGTATTAGCTTCTTTTACATCACTTTTACGCTTAAAAATATCTAAAATAGCCATGTAAACTCCCGATTTTCACCGATTCTATATCAAAAACTCCTGAATCCGAAAGAGGAATTTGCATTCGGGTTGTCAAGTGAGCAATGCATCGCAATAATTAACGCAATTATGCCATCAATTTTAGCGTGTGTATCTGCCGAGTTCTTGCGAACCTTAACATTGCCGTTTATATCAACAAAACACTCTGCGTTAGCTAATTGCCACCCTAAAAATGGGTTTCCGTCATGCTTTATTGAATTTTGTAAGATTAATCGTTCTACTTGTTTAGACGGATTATTTAATACCGCCATGCCTTGCCCGACCTTTTTGATGGGGAGCCCATCATCATGTAACCGAGCCACCAGGCTTGCCGCATTGTATGCGTCGTATCCAATTTCTTTAACCATTGGATATTTTAAAACTTGCATTCCGATATAGTCAGAAATTTGACGGTCATCCATCACGTTACCTTCGGTAAGTTT